CCCGATATTGGTGTGCCATTGAATAAGCTTTGGCACGGCTTAGCATTTCAAGACGGATAGAGCTTGCCTTCACGTCGGTTCGTTTAGTCCACCCGAAGTCTACTAATACTTCTCTCGGGTCTGTCACATTCACAAGATCGTACTCATCAAAAACATTTCCACAAAAACTTGCAGTCTGAATATCCGAGCAAAGATCGATCTTGCATCTGAAACCTAAGTCGACGAACGTTTGGGTAGTTATCCCTGAATTAAACGGAACAGAAAATAAACCATCATCACCCTCAACTACTACACCGTGAATGTGAGTATCTGCGTATTTCGCTGCGAAAAGGATCAACATCAAATTGCTGAATCCATTTCCTAAGCTAGTACACATTTCACCACTCATTCTCTTCCCACTCAACTCTACGGTAACACCACCTCCCTTCAAGACGAACGGTTCGTCACTAAGGGCATATCTAATAAGCTCGTAAGCGCGTCTACCTTCAGTTGTTCCACTTAGCATGTATTTATATAACTGCATCTCACAAGCCTGTTGCATTTCTGTAGTGAAATGGCTCTCAAAAGAGGAAAAATCAGTTGAGTAGTACTGGTGACCAGCTTTATAAATGTTGTCCATAAGATATTTAGGACGCTCCATTACTGGAACATACTTTATGAATTCAGGGCGTTTGAACAGCACCTGTTCAATAGCCTTGAAGTAAGGACCAGTCAGACACTTAAATAAGTCGGATCTGCTGTTAATGAATCTTGGCATCTTATATTCAACGTATGGCTCATCCTTTATGAATGATTTCACACGCCTTATATAAGGGTCAAGTCTAACATCAGTCTTAAAATATTCATCGCGTACATGACGTAATTCGTCCTTACGACTGTTGGTATAATTAGTTTGCGCAAGCCAGAATTCAAAGTCATAATCCGCATCTCTCAACGGCTTTAAATGATCTTTGATCCAGTAATGAACAAACTTTCTAAATTCGCGTTTAACTTGCCTATTACCTTTTGGGGGAGAGCGTAACACTCGTTTAGATATTCCAAACACATTGGAATATATATCGCGAAAATCAACTCTAGGTAATGCAAATCCGAAGATATAAATAGGTAGAGAACGAGACACAGCGCTGTCTGCAATAAGTTTTTTCGACTTAGCTAACTTGGGTTTGAAATCCACAATGATTCGCTCCTCAAGTCTAGCTTCGTTTACTCGGTACCCATACAGACTAGTTCGGTCAGGTAATTTTAGTTTAAATTAAGAACAGGGGCAGGGGCGGACTGTATTTGTTGTATCACTTCATAAGCACAATAACAGTCATGCCAAATGTCAGCTCCTGATAAGAACTGATCTCTGGTAAGCATAACATGGTTTGTCCGCCCAGTTAAAGCAACTCGCACTCGGAGTTTTGCTTCTTCCTTGGAGTATCTAGGACCGGAAATCACGGGAGACATGACACTCGCCATAATTTTCATATCAATTACGAATACTTCCGCACGTAATGATCTGCCTCTAAAATCTTTAACCTGGTGAAGACATAGCACCAGTTCGGGTTCTTCGTATGGTATTTCTTTGTCCAGTTTCCCATTTTGAAGCATATCGTAGGGCAGTTTCTCATCTACATACTGAATTTGCACTTTCCTAATGGGTCTGAAAGTTTCAACATTCCCTTCTATATTAAAACAAGAAAGGTACTTGTGGTAAGTTGAAACATTTGAAACGCTTTCAGTTGTGAAAGTCAAAAATTTTAACTTCGTGTCTATTATCTCACCCATAACCAAGCGAAGATAATAAGCAGGAGTATAATTAAAGCGCATGTCAGTATTGAATCCATATTTATGCCATACAGTAAACTCAAAATTTGAAGGTACCAGATGCTTTCTAATAGCCATGAAGAAAAGCACACCAAAACACATAAC